GAGAAGACAGAGAGCGAGGTAGTAGTAGCAGTAGTTTCGATAGTTCTTTCGATTTCCTGTGTTTCTAGTACTTGAGTTGCTGCTCTGGTTATTATTTCTAAACTGAATGGATCTCCTACTGTATGGATCGTGAATACTGAATCTGAATCTACTATTCCTCCAGAAGTTGCTGAAGTATGTGTAACATTCTCTCCAGTCCACGAACTTAGGACTGAACCATACTTGGTTATCGTTATATCTTCTTCTATATCCTGTTGAGTTGTCGTTGTTGAATTCATCGACCCCTGGGTGAATTGGGGAGTCACTAATTCGGCTCTCGCTACCATGGGTGATGCTAGTAGGAAGAGTAATAGCCATTTGTTCATTCTTCCTTTTTCTTTACCATAGGACAGTTGACGGGTGTTCCATTACCCTTATCTTTAGAATTACCAGTAGCCAAGCCAAAAGTCGCCAATGCTCCAGTGAACACCGAAGCAACGAACGTGATATCTGAGTTACCAGATTTCTTGACCATAGGTATTTCCACGTAATTTAAAGTTATTATAAATCCAGACCAAACAACAACGCCAAGTCTGACGAATGTTCCGAGAATCTGAATCTGGGCTTCTTGGTCCTCTATTCCTTCTTTAAGTTTTCCGAGGAGTCCTTTTTTTTCTTCTGATTTTCCTTCCATTTGTTAACCTTAGCTTGTAATTGCTTTTGGACTTTCTTTTTAATTGGTTCAAATAATGTTTGTGTAACAGAGGTGGTTGCCACTGCCACTACAGCTGTTGTTACAGCCGTAACCACTACCGCTGTTTCAGGTACTGGCATCTGTATATCTAATACAGGAATTGTTAACTTAGGTGGTTCAGGCTCCTCAGTCGTAGGTTCCGCCTCAGTGTCCGCAGGACGCTCCAAATCGGCTGGGGGTACGATCATAGGTTTATAGGCTGGAACGTCCGCTGTAGGCGGTTTAAAGTACATCTGAGGGATATCTAATGCCTTGGGTAGGTCAGCACTAGGTATCTTTATCATCCTATTGCTGTGATACCAATAATAGGCTGGTTAAATATAGGTCCAGCCCCACCATCCCAGTGATCGAATGTATTTAATTCTGCATCATAACCAGCACTATATTCTCTCGCTTGGATTTTTATTGTTTTATTACTAGTCCAACTTGCAACTCTACCAGTATTAGTATCTGCTGAACCACCTATATTAAAAGCATATCTATAATACCATTGCCCCTCAAAATAATTATTAGCTGTTACTGTTTTTCGTTGATAAACAACTTCATCGCTATCTAAATATAATCTAAAATGAGGGATTGGCCATATATCTGGATCAGAGCCATGCATACCATGATACTCATAAATAACCTGTGTAGTTCCTGAAGGTGGTGTATATGTAAAACTAGATCCAGTTACATCTGCATAGCTTGTAGATAAAGCTTGTGCTCCAGTTACATTTGCAAGAGTATGATTTCCATCTTGTAATGCTATAACTGATCCGTCACAAGGAGAAAGGAATTGTTCTAATACTATACGTTGACAGCTGTTGAGCTTTCTAGCTTCAAGATTACCTGCACTAGATAGAACTATATTAGCTGTACCTGAATTACTCCCATGAGTAATATTCGTTGTTTTTATTGTACTCATAATTTAATCCAGATAACGTAAACAGGCAGTTCCAGCTGTAAATTGATTACCAGAACCAGTGGTGCTATACATTCTAATCGTATTAATCACATTCCCATTACTACCTGTAGCTAATCTACCAGAACCAACTCTAGATGAAGTATCAGCTTTACCAACATGTGTTGCTATATATTTATCATCATTTGTTGGATCCATAGGAGTTACTGTAAATATGAAATCCATATCAGTACCAGGGTAAACATACCAAGCAGAGGTACCACTTACAATACCTGTGCTGCTTCCATGTGCATATGTACCTACAGAATCATATCCAGAAGTCCAATAGTTATTAGCTCCATAACCAACTATAAAGCCAACATTACCATTAGATACGTTTAAACCTGTAACAACAACTTCAAGTTTTTTAAAAGTGGCAGGGAATGCTGCATCCCAATCATACTTCCAAGAACCTGATACATCTACTTCAGCTGTTTGTGTCCATATTGAGGCAGGAGTTACCCAACTTAAATTACCCGATCCATCAGTTTTTAATACCTGTCCAGCAGTACCATCTGCTCCAGGTAGTTTATAGACTGGATCTCCACCACTAGCAGGAGCATCTATTGATACGCTCCCTGATGTGGAGCCGTTTAGTTTTAAGGTCATACTGCTATCTCCGTTAAAGTAATTGTACTTGCACCTGGAGAATTATGTTGAGTATTAGTATCAGTATTTGTGCAGTTTATACCATAACCATAACTAGCATGAGTGGTCATACCTCGTCCTTTATAAGTAATTGCACCAGAAGACCAACTACCAGGTACGGTATCAAGATAAACATAAGTAAATATAGGAGATGCGTAATCACTACTCCTTACATTCCACCAAACATTACCAGTAAAATTCGATTGATCTGGATCTCCACCAGGTAAAGTTGTTCCATCTCTTTGAAATTCACCTAAGAAAGAATGGTTATCCGTCTTACTAACACATAATGATGCTTGAATTAAAATTTTATTATTTGCTGCAGTTGGAGTAATATCTAATGTATAACCAGTTAGATCTTCATAAGTAGTATTAGCTTTATTAATATGTGTATCATGTGTCATTGATACTACTTGAAGCACTGATCCGGCTCCTTTTTTAACTGCAGTTACTGCTCCATTAGCGAGCATATCGGTATCTACTATACCGTCTGGTAAACCGCCTACAGCAAGACCTGTGACGGTACCGTTTCCATTAATTGTTATTGGCATAATTTATACGATTGTCCAGGTTTCTCCATCGCCTACTGTCACTACTACAGCACTGCCGTCACCGTTTCCAGTAGCAGCAATCTCAACAGGTCCAGCAGTCATGGCGTTATGATTATTTGTAATTGTATAACTATAAGTTATTTCCTTTCCATTCTCCCAGAATATTTTATCAGGACCATTACCTTTTGCTCCAGCAGCTGAGTCACCCCATTCGGGTGCTGTAGCTCCTGAATTCATTACAAGTGATTGTCCAGCTGTACCTTTAGCTAATCTAGCTAACGTATCTGTACCACTACCATATAAGACATCACCTTGAACAAGTGATACACTTAATTTAGCACCAGTAACTGAATCATCTGCAGGTGTAGTAGTATCTGGTGGTACCGCCCATTCCATACCATTTGAGGTATATCCAAGGAATTTATTAGTTCCAGAAGGAGCAGCATGTATATCTAGTTTAGCTTCTTGTATTGTATCGTCTGCTATATCAGCATTAACGATGTCACCATCTTTAATGGATTTTGAATTAATTTCTGTTAATGCCATTAATCAGCTGCCTCCGCTGTGTTACCTTCTGCTACCCAGGCTTTGTATTCTTGGTAGTCGGTGTTTGCATCATCAAAAGGAATGCAAGCTCCATCTTCTTTTCTAATAACAGAGGATGTTTTATTACCAAATTTAGCTTCGGTAGGGCTTTTCTTATAAGTATAATTGATTTTCATTTAAAGCTCCGCACTAAAGTCTAAACCAGATGTTGCATCATTAGTATATACTTGTATTGATTGCCCAGCTCCTGCGCTGTGGCTATCACAAGTAAACTGAACTCTACCACCGTCAGGAGTGGTTTCAGAAGAAACTAGCGCTGTTACATCTTGAGAGGCTGCAGTTTCTGAATCTACTTGTAGATCTCCCACTTCAGTAATAGTTGGAGATGATCTCATTGTTGTTGGTAATTGAAGATGACATCTAGGTTGAGTACTACTAGCCATGATGCCAGATACAACATAAGTATATTGTCTACCGTAACCTATTCTAGTAAAATATCTCTGACACTTAAGAAATTCATCACCATACGATCTATGTTCAAAGTCAGTAGCATAATCTCCTACTTCTAATTGAACACCTGTAATTTCAAATGTTGCATCATTTGTTGTATACCATGTAGCTGTATTAACGGGATTAATAGTTGCACCACTTGCATAGGCAGCCCAAGTATTTAGAGCTACTCCTGCATCTGTGTAGTTACCTCCAAATGCTGCATTAACCTCAACTTCCATTCCTGCGCCATTATTATTATCGAAAGTTAAGTTCGCATTTCCAGGTATTGTTTTAGTTATTTTTGTCCAAGTATCAGCTGTTAAAGAACCAGTTTCAAATGGATAATTCTGTCTAGTCCCATCTTCTGACCTAATAGTTCCATAGAAATTTTGAGCAACACTAGATTTCACCCAGAAAGATAAAGTTAGATAACTTGAGGTTGACGTATAATTCCATCCACTATTAGCTATATTTTGTGCTTCTATTACTTGTCTAAATAAAATATAGTCTGGAGCACCTAATCCACTTGTTTGGTTTCCATTTGTTATATGGAAAGAGTTTCTAAATCCTGCAGCCCACGGACCAGTATCACTAGAAGTTAAAGCGTGTTGAGCTGAAGTAGGTGCTTCGTCAGTATTAGCGTGTAGACATTTCCATCTATCGACAGAACCATAGCCGTTTGTAGTTGATGAAGTAGCTCTTTGAGCAACATTCATCGCACCGTTAATTATTAAATTTCTATTACTTAAGTTGTTGGTGATATTTGCAGTACAGGTTTTATCAGAAGCTGTAAGGGATATGGCATCACCAGTACCATTAGATGCTCTTATTGCATCGACATTTATTTGACTCATAATGTTCTATCCTATTGCTGTAATTCCGATAGATGGTTGATGGAATTGGTCATCATTACTACCACCTGTCCATTGACTGCTTTTATGAACTGAATTGTCATTACTTGCATGATGACTTGCAACTTGTAGTTTTAGAGTTTTTGCAGAAGACCAACTTGCTACACGACCTGTAGTTGTAGATGCTGTTCCTCCTATTGGAATACCAATTTTATATTGACATAATTGAGCAATATTTGCATTTCCACCTAAATTAAACCGTTGGTTAGTAATTTCATCACTATCTATATTGAATGTAAAACATCCAATTCCATAACTATCCTCCCAACAGTCCATAAAGTTAAATTCATATATGACCATTGTTGTACCAGTGGGAGGTACATAAGAGATTGATGAACCAGTTACATCAACAAAACTTGTTGTTGCATTTTGAACAGCAGTTACATTACCAAGAGTGATATTACCACCACTTGTAGCGATAGTTGAACCATCACAAATATGGTAGAACTGTTCTAGTATATTAGGTTTCCCAGGATTAAAACTTAATTGACCTGAACCATCAGTTTTCAAATATTGACCTGCTGAACCATCTGCTACAGGAAGTTTTAAACTAACTGCAGCATTACCTGTTGTGGAAGCTGGTCCTTTAAGAGCCACACTTCCTCCGCCTGAATCAGCGGATATTTTTACTTCTGCCATTATGATTTAGGATATTTATCTTTAGTTGCTTTTATGGTAGCTTTCCATCCATCTATACCATTATGATAGATGTCATCCAACTGATCGACCACAGAAGGAAACTCTTCTCTACGTTTGGATTTATAAGAATCATTTTCTAAATTCCAAGCATCTTGTAAGGCTTTTAATCCATCAGTACATTCTTGTTCAGTAGGTTTAGATCCACCGTCATGAACAATTAGATTTGCATAGATTCTGTTTTTTGAATCTGACCATCCATACCATTGACCACTTCTTACAGTTAGAAGGTAGTCTGAGATATGATCAGGTTTTCCATTAATATCCATTAGTTAAATCTCCAACCATTTAAAAGCACGTAGACCTGTTCTATGTCTCTCTGTCGATCCAAGTATACGAACATCATTCGTTCCACTTCCATAATTATGACAGTTCCAAGTCAAATTAAATTTTTGATTAGTTAAATCAGTAATTTTCAGAAAGGCTCTAGATATGGTAGTTGCATAAACAGTAGTATTTCCATCAAGGTTATTAGTCCACGATTCAGCATAAGTATTCCAGTTTGAAGCATTATCTGATGTGTACATTATATATGCTCTGGTATAAGCATTAATGGCATTATTAATACTAGTGGTTAGCTGAAAGTTAATATCCCACCATCCAGTACTAGGGAAAGTATAGACACCTGATGAAGGAGCATTAAAGCCAGTACCAATTTGATTAAAGCCAGGCGTATCCGATCTTTCTATATTATATCTTAGTATTCCTGAAGAGTCGTCTCCAGACCATGCACCAGTATAGAAACTATCAGTTAGTCTCCATTCGTCATAAACAATAGGGCCACCTCCACCAGGGTCAGCCCAACTGTTATCTCCTCTTAAAAATGTAGAAGAACTAGCTGTACCTGTAGCAGATAATTCAGCAACTCCAACAGAATCATCTGCCAATGTGCCGTTATCAATGGTATTATCAGGTACACCACCAACAGCTAAATTTGTTATAGTTCCACTTGAACCTAAATTTAAAGTTCCCATTAGCTAATCACCCAACGTCCGTTTACAGTTACAGTGTTATTTAAAGTTATAGGACCGACACTGTGCGCCCCTTCAGTAGCTGCTATTGTATGTGCATCACTAATTGTTAAAGTGTTTTTCCACATAGTTCCATTAGCAGAACTAGAAGAAACTCCTGTTAATGCTGAACCATCTCCAGAGAAACTAGTAGCACCAAGAGCACCAGTATTAGAATTAAAGGTTAAGTTAGAACCACTCTTAGGTGCAAGATCTCCTGTAGCTGCTGTTACAAATAATGGAAAACAAGTTGTATCAGTTGATTCATCAGCAACTGTTATATCTGTTGGAGTAGCAACAACGAAATCTAATGTACCATCAGAATCATCATATGTAACTGCAATACCTGTTTCAGTATTACCAGTAACCATACCTCCGACATAATCTTCTACTTGTTCTTCTGTTAAACCAGAATCAGTTCCCCACTCTGGAGCCGTAGCACCTGAGTTCATCTTTAGAACTTGACCTGCTGTACCCTTAGCTAAACGTGTCCAGCTATCAGTACCATCAGCATAAATAACATCACCTTGTACTAAAGATATATCTGTCTTACCTGCTGTAACTGAGTTATCAGCTGGTGTGTTAACTGATACTGCAGAACCACATTTAGTTACATATAAAGTAGATCCACTTGGAGGAGGATCACAGAATCTAATACCGTCAGCACCATCTAAATGGAAACCTTCATTAGAACCACTCCATGTACCATCATTAGGTTTCTGTAAGACACCATTTAATACTACAAGTAATTGAGCAGCTTGTGTTATACTAGCATCTGAAGTACCTTCAAATAAATCATATTGATCAATAGTCCCATTAAATGTAGGACCAGCTCCATCATGAGCTTCACCATTATCTTTAACACTTAATATCTTAAATTCACCAGTTGATGTAACTTCACCCCATGCAGATCCATCATAGACCTTCATCTTGTTAGCAGTCTTATTAAAGAATAGATCTCCTTCATCATTATCTGAACCAGGATCACTATTTCCTATACGGTATCTTGCATTGAAGTCATTTATATCATCACTTAACTGTACAAAGTCTGACTCTTTTATCATTACCTGATGGTAATCATAGATCTGACCAGATCCAGTGGATTTAACCATTAGACCAGTACCAGCTCCTAAGACATAAGGATCAGCATTTGAACCTACTCCACCTCTTAGTTCAGAAGGGAAGCCATTAATTGTTACAGTTGTATTATCAAGTGTATCAGCATTAGTAGATACACCACTTGAGTTAATAGATATCCCTGCAGCATCTGCAATACTGATTACAATACCAGCAGCAGCTTGAGTATTAGGGAAAGATTCATCATCTGCTATTACAGAGAAACCACCTAGAGGTGATATCTGTCCTGCTACATAATCAACAACAGCTCCTGAAGTTGGTATGTGAGAATCACTATCTGATATAGTTGTCTGTTCGCAATCTATCATACCGATTTCAACGGTATTTGCACCGATTGCAGATACACCAGCATTATTAATGGTTATATCACCAGATAATGCTACTTCAGCTGCTTTATTAGAACCATTACCAACTAGTATTTTAGAACTATCTAGGTTCTCTAATTTAGTAAATTCAATAGCTGCGCCAGCTGCAACAGAAGCATTGACTACAGCATCAGATGCAAGTTCATCTGCTCCTACAGCATCATCAGCTAGATGTTCATTATCAATACTTGCTGCAACATAGTGCTCAGAATTGATAGAATCATCAGCTATCTTTGTACCATCTACAGCATCACCTGCAATCTTTACAGTTGTTACTGCACCACTTGCTAAGGCTGTAGCATCTACAGAACCAGGTGCATAATGCTCTGCATCTATAGAATCCGCTGCTAAGTGTTCTGAATTAACAGCATCATCTGCTATTCTAGTCCCATCTATAGCATCTGCTGCTATATCAGCTGTAGCTACTGCTCCATCAACAATCATACCTGATGTAATGGAATTAGCTTTACCTTCTATTAAAATTGTACCAGATACATCTGGAATAGTAATAGTTCGATCAGCTGTTGGATCAGTTACTGCTAAAGTAGTTTCATAATCATTATCAGTAGCACCTTCAAATATAATACTAGCATCCTCACCTATGGTAAGATCACCAGTCATTGTTCCACCAGTATTAGCGAAATATCTATCGTTTATCTCTTGTGAAACATAAATGTTTTGGGTAGAATTATCATTTAGATCTTCAGACTTAATCGCTGAACCTGGATAGAAGGTAGCAGCAAGGCTGTCAATATTTGTCTTTCTAAGTATTTTAATTTTTACTGCAGATTTGGGAGCACCACCAGATTCTTGTGTACTGGTTGCTCCTCCACTGGGGGCGGTAAATTGAATTGTTGTCGCATTGGCCAAAGACCAATTCGTAGTAACCGAGGCATTAAGTTGAACTTCAATGTCGGTACTCTTAAGATATGGAAATGTGAATGAGTAATTGGTGGTGGAACCATTACCTGTATAAGACGTTTCTGTAACAGCCATAGTTGCTTGTTAATTGTTTCCGTATTGTATAAGTTCTTTTTTATATTGTTCGTTTAGTTCCATCGCACGAGGTATATTACCTTGTTTTATTGCTGTATCCGTTAACTGTTGATACGATACTCTTTTAGTAATATGACCGTATTTTTCTGGTTGTTCTCTTGCTAATCGTTGTACTTCAGCTTCTGCATTTCTTTGTGCAGTTCTTACAATACTATTTAGTTTTCTATATAGTGGCATTTTAGCTACTTTGATTTCAAGATCCTGTGGAGACATGCGAGGATTAGTTCTTCTAAGTTGTTTAAGATCTTCAACTTCTTGTTTAAATATTTTATTCTTCATTAAAGGCTTGACTTGTTCAGCCATGTTCTGTGCACCAATAAATTTATTAATCAATTCTCGCTCGTCAGGTGTATATTCATATGAACCTGATGAATCCATTTTAATCATAGCTACACCATCATATCCTATTTCATATAACCATTCTCTCCAAGGTTCATTTCCATCACTTACTTGCCATAGACCTGTAGCATTTAAAACTCTTAACCATGGATTCTTGATATCATTAATAGCCTCTCCAGTCCATATATCTACTTTATCAGCTAATGTGTGATTAAAGAATGGGTTCTTTTTCTTCAGGTAAGAAAATAGACTACGATCTATTTCTTTTTGTGCATTATCTATAGCAGAAGCTACTACACGACCTCCACCTGATAAAGTACCAACAATAGGTGAGGACATTATAGAATTAGCCATTAATCTATTAAATCCTGATAAATCATTATTTATAATTGCAACAAGAGGTTCTAAACTAGCTACTGGATTATCTTGTAAAAATGCTGAAGTAATAGTCCATCCTACTTTAGACCAAAATTCATCTGCAAATCCAGAATCTAAATCCTTTCTATAATAAGCATAATTTCCAACAACAGTTAAAAGTTGGGAAATACCTGGAATACCTTCATATGGAATCCATTTTCCAGCAATTTTAATATGTTTAGGTTTGAATCCCATTTCATTTATTTCTTTATATCTCCGAGAAGCGTTATGATGTCCACTACCAGTAATATTACCAGACATAGCATAGTTACGTAATAAAGTTGCTAGTGTGGTTCCAAAAATAACTCTACCTTTATATTCAGCTTGTAATTGTTTGAATAATGCTCTAGCATGAGGAGTAGTATTGAAATCAAGACCATGTGCAGCTAATGCAATAGCTATCTCTTCATCAGTTGAAGCCCATATAGTTTTGCCATATTTTCCTACACCTGGTATAGCTCCAAGTGGTGTCCAAGATAGTGAGTTTTTTAACCAGTTTGATTGAGTTCTCGGAAACATTATTGCTTCCTTAAGTATAGGATAAGCAGTGGTTGCTTGATTCAAATAAGTAGCTAAATCATCATCTAAGTTTAAATTAATTTCACCTGTTATTTGTTTTAATACCTTATCTTTAATTAAACCATTCTCATCAAACATTGTAGCATAATGTTTTGCTTCAGCTATTTCTATTGCTTTTTTATTAAACTGACCAAGTTCTGAGAAAACTTCATCATAGGCTCTCATTCTAGATAAATAATGTGCCATATTTGTTGAAGTATAAGCATCAGCCATACTAAGCCCTGTCATACCATAACGCATTGGAGCCCATTGACCTAAATCTGTTAAACGTCTAGCTTGTTCAATTTGATACCAATTTCCCCAGTCTTTATCTTGGCGATATACTGATTGCATTTTATCAACTATACCCCATGTTTTATTACCTTCAAATACAAAATCTTTTCTATAAGCTTTTAACATTAGATCAGGATCTTTATGAACCTTTTTCATCATTTTAAAAGCATCTGTTATAGCTCTACGTTGTGTCTCTTGAATAGCACCATGATAATATAAAGTTTGTCTTATAGCATTTATATCACCCCCAACAGTATGACCTAAAATAGCAGTGAATGGTTTAAGTATAAGTTGATAAGTATTAGCTTTAGTAGCATTTATAGCTGATTTACCAGAAAGAATATTATTATATTTTACACTCCATAATCCTTTAGCAAATAAATTTAATTCTTTAGGATTAGGACTTTTAAACATACCTGTCCAAGTTACTTGTTGTTCAGTCCATTTATATAATGCTTTTAATGTATCTACATCTCCATCAGTATGTCCAAAGACTTCTATTAAAGGTTTTAAAGCTTGTGGTTTATCTACTTTTAATTTTCTTAGTTCATCAGTAAATCTTTGATTTTTAGCATGTAAAGCACCTTCTGCTGCAATGAATTGATCAGATAATTTTTTTATAACCTCATTGAATTCTTTACCAGTTGTTATATTTAAAAATTGATTTTGTTCTTGAAGTTGAAAACCTGCTATATATTTATTAAGACCTTGTTCATTCATAAGAAACTGCATCTTATCAATGATTAGATCCATAGCTCTATATTCATCTACATAAGGTTTTGCTATCTTTATACCTTCAGACATAGTAGCTACTTCTCTACCAAGAGTATCCATAACTCTTGCAGAACTTTCAGTTATTTCACGTCCTAAAAATCTATCAGTTAAATCTCTTAATGCTAATTTTGCTGCTAGAGCTTGTTCTCTGGTAGCATAAGCTACTTTACCATAATACGATCTTTCTAAAAATAATTTTTTTATATCTTCTAAAGTACTACCTGGAGCCATAATGCTTGTGTATATCTCCCATGCTGTTCTTTCTATATCCTTTGGAGACTGCCTAATACCATCAACAAGACCATCAAAAGGTCCAATATCTCTAGCATGTTCTGCTATTCCCATTACAACCTTACGACTTGTAGAACCTATTCCTAAACCTTTACTTAACATACTATTAGATATTAAAGGAGCAGGGTTACCACTAGGATCAATATCTCCTTTTTTAAGAGCACTAGTATCTGCCATATTACGTGCTACATTAGCAGGAGGAATAGTTTGACGTGCTTCGCCTGATTCATCTAACCATCCAGGATTTAGATCTGGATCAAATGGTAGTTCTAATTGATTAACATCTGGATCTAATTCTTGTAAACGTTGTAATCTAGTTGCTTCTGCTTCTTTAACTCTAGAATCAAGATCTCGTTTTATATAATCATCCGGATTTTTAATTTTACCAAATGATTTTATAATATTACGTTTTTCCTGAAGTAATGTTTTTCTATTAGGATTACTTATTTTATTAGTTGATAATAATTCATCAATCTTTTGGATTTTAATAAGTTTATCTGCTTCTGCTATTTCAGAGAATTTTAATAATTCTAATTGTTTATATTTTTCAGCTTTTTTATTTAATGGCCGAAAAAAATCTAGTGGTCCTATCTTATTTGTTACAGCAAGAAAAGCACCAAGAGTACTTCCAAAAACACTTAAACCTCCTTCTTCCAAAATATTCTTCCATTTTCTAACACTTGGACTATCTGATTCTTTAACTGCTAACCACTCAGGAATAGGAAGCCATCCTTCAGGTCCAAATATTCCAGGAAAACTTTGACTTAATGTTCCTGTAATATTTTCATGTTCTCCAACATCACTTAATCCGATAGTTGCCATGTTTTGTGCACCAAAGGCACCTGTCCTTACTAAACCTTTTGTAAATGCTGGCATTGCTGCAGGTAATGATTTAGTTCCTTGTGCAACTAAACCCCCACCCATCATACTAGGGAGTACTATAGATAATATACTTCTAAGACCATTAGCAAAATCAGCATTTAATAAAGTTTCATGATCATCATATTTAGTAGCTTGATCCCATCTATCATCTAATTTATCAAATTTAGGTATAACTGTACCCATTGCATCCATAGCAAAATCAGCAAGAGCCATTCCAGGTAAAGCAGCTGTTTCTAATACTTTAGCTCCAAACCGTTGATCTTGCTTTTTGTGCCAAGCATCTTTAAAACTCATTCCGTAGTATTTTTGATGCCAACCTTCTCTTAAAATATCTTTATTTTCTTCATCTGATGTTTGCCATTGATCATATTCTTCTAACATCTGTTTTTCATTTGTTTCATCTGTTAAATCAACAGAGCTGAATCCTATAGTACCACCAAATGGAGAAGGAAATTTACCTTCTGTATTTTGTTTAAACCAACCAGTTGTATCTACTTCAGGTTCAATGACTTTAGTTTCTTCTTCTGGATTTTGTTCGTTCATAACTTCAGCCATTTAATTCGGTCCTCTCTGTAAAGAATAAAGATAAGCGGTTAGATTTTTATAGTGTCTAGGATTAATACCTTTTTTAAAGTTTGTTCCTATTTCTTTTTCTCTTAGTTGTAATAAATCAGTATGATCAACAGGAATAAAATTAGTTTTATCTGTAAAACCTCTGTCTTTAAGAGCTTGGTTTAATAATTGTCTAGGTGTATGTCTACCATTGGTTAATTGGGATAATAAAATTAGATTTTTAGGATATGACCATTCACCAGGTTCGGAACCAAAATCAGTACCACGATGTACATAACCAACTATATTTGATAATTGTTTATCAGAAATAAGTTTTTTATCAGCAAGAAGAGTTTCTATTCTACTAAGATTTTCTTTAGGTATATTTTCTTGATCCTGCATGAAAGCTCGTCTATTTACATACTCGTCTTCATCTACTAAAGCATCGAGAAGATCTTCTGTAGTATAAACTTGTTCATCTGTTTCATACTCATAAGATCCAGCAAATTCAACCAGACCATTTATATTATACCTTTGTTCCCTTCCTTCAGGATTTTTATAAGAATCATTTGGTTTATAATGTTTACCTACACCTGTATTCTGCTGATATGGCTCTATAGCTAATTCCTTTGCTTTAGCAACTCTTTCTAATGGATCTTCTATTTTATTTAATGCAGCAAAATGATAAAAGAAAGAGTGTTGTATTTTTTCAATCTCTCTTTCAGCACTAGCACTTAATTTAGTTGGTGGGGTTTGTCCTAACTCAACAATAATTCTTTGTATTGATGTTTCAGCCCAATCTTTAATATCTCTTTTAGCCTCATTACCAGGACCAAAAGCAGCTGTTAAATCTTTAATATCTGCAAACATATTAGAATAAGAACTTCTTACAGTATCTGGTAATCTAATATATTGAAATAAAAACTCAGCTAAATCTCCTTGTTGATGTGCTTTTTTTAAATTCTGCCTTATATCCCAATCACCTTGCTTAGCTTTACTATATGATAATATTTCATAAGCATAACTTAATACATCTTCATTAGTTTCAGCACGTACAAATTTATCAAAAAAAGCCTCTTCACCTTTTAATGTACTTAAATCAATTCTATCTACATTTTCTGGATCTATAGCTGCTTTAATTGCAGTTATTTTTTGATTAGTAGTAGCATCTTTTTTTAATAATTCCTTCCGTTTTGTTTCTGTATTATTTGAATACCAGTGTTGAAGAATATCTTCAGCATGATCTTGTTTATCCCATAATTCAGATTGACTTACTTTACCATCACCATCCTTATCCCAAGGTTTATGTTCTAAATATCTTAATAATTTCTGCTTGCCAGCTCCTGCTGGTCCTTGATCGAAAACACCATTATCAATTAATGATTTTGTACCTTCAAGGAAGCCATCTGTACGAAAATTTAATTTATCTGAAGGTAATATAAACTCTCCAGTTTTAGTAACTCCCCATGAGTTTTTATAAGCAGTTATAAAATCTTCATAGTATTCAGCTTCTTTTGTTGGATCAGTATTAAATTTAATTTTATTTGAAAGGCTATTTAATCTATCTTCATCTTCTGCTATTTGTTCATAGCCTTGAAATTTTGTTGCTTTTTTCTGACCAACACTTCTAAAGTGATCAATTATTTTTCTAGAACCTTTAGAATTAGGATTTAATCCATAAGCACGTATGATTTCCCTAGCACCTTCAACAAATAATGTTTCAGCAGTTTTAGAATTATAACGTAAACGTTTCTTAGGGTCTGGATTATCAGCTTCTTCAGTAAATTTTTGTTCTAAAGCTCTTTCATGAGTCTTCATTGCAATAATTCTATCTGCCATTACATTATTATAATGGATATTATTGCTTTCCTTTTTATCTAATAAAAGATTTGCTAATTTATATTCACCATCTTTATTAGCAAATTTAGCATCTACAGTTATTTCTCTATTAACTTCATCAGAAGCTGATTCAAGAACATTACTATTCCATTCATATTCTGGTGATTGTTCTACTTCCTCTAGTATCTTTTCACCTCGTCTTCTATCAAGTTCTTCTAAAATAGTAGTTGAAGCTTTCGCTAAATTCAGTGCACCCGTTTTAGTGAACTGTCCCCAGTAGTCTGCCTTTTTACCATATTCAGTAGCTAAAGATTGTAGAGCTTCTTTTTCTCGTAATCCTCTTTTTGACATAGCATCTTCACGAGTTTGCCACTTTTTATTGTCTAAATCTCGTAGAATCTGGCTATTTTCTTCTTGATTACTATGAGTAGCTTTTAACCCTTGAGTTAATTCACTACCCACTTGTTGATATCTTAATTGATTTTCTTTTAAAGAATCAATAATAGTTCTAGCTTGGCGTTCAATTTGCCTAGTACTATCACCTAGAGTACCTTGTCTAAACCCACCTCTTCTGCCCGTAGGCTTATAGTATGATGTGTTGCTCATAATTATTTATTAGTTAATTAATTACCCCAAAAGCCTGCCTTGTCACCCATTGCATAATAAGTTGGGACAGAACCGGCAATACTTGTAAGAGTAGTTCCCCATGCTCGACCTGCTGCTGCACTTGGATCTGCTGTTGCTCCTAATACTGGAGCTGGTCCAAAGTCATATTCTTCTAATGCTCGTGGCATAATCCAATCAGTTAATGGGGTTGCTATTGGTTCAATGACTTCAGGTAATATACCTGGATCTAACATTTTAGCAGCATAAGCAGCTAAATCTGCAGTTTCTTTATCTCGTTTGATTTCATTTATAACAGCACGTGAAGTTCGACCAGCACTTTGTAATGTATCATTCAGTGCTCTTATACGTTTACCTGCTTTATTCCAAACTGAATAGACAGCTTTATCTGTAGTTAATCCACTCAAACCTCTAGATCGAATCTCACCTTCATCCATAAGAGCTTTTAATCTTAATTCTTCATCATCAATTCTAGATTCAATTTGAGTTTCTTCTAATCTAATTGATTCATCATGGATACCTGCTCGTTCAGCTAAAGAGTTATAATAAAGCTGTGCATTATAAACTTCATCTGATCTTTCATATTGTGCATCTAAAGATGTTTGTTCACGATCACGTATCTGTATATCATATGCATATCGTTGAGCACTTAAAGCATCTTTATGTTGTGCTAATTTACCTTCATTGGCTGCTTTTTGGATAAGTTCTTCAATAGCAAAATCTCTATCTGCTACAAGTCTTTCTTTTCTAGCTTGCCAAGCAGCGGTATCATAATAGTATTGTCTTTCTGAAGCATCGTTTGTTGCTTCTGCTTGAGCTCTAGCAGCTGATGCAGATCTTTGACCACCATCAATAGCACCTCCGATACCTGCACCAATACTTGCTGCTGCCAGTGCACCTGTACCAAATCCTGTTGTTGCAGCTCCTAGTAAAGCACCTAACGCCATAAACATAAGTTACTTCCTCCTATAAAATCTTGGCGAATAATTTCCTTCCCACATCATTGAGTTTAATGCCACGGGAAAGGGTGTATCATTAAATATTCTTAATTCAAAATTATCTGATCTTTGATGTATTGGTATGCTAAATATTGATTGTTCTGATAATGTAACATCATTAGCTAAATAAGTATCAGCCATTGGTGTTGGATTTAAATCATACCATTCATTTAGATAGATAAGAATATCATCTGCACTATAGATTTTAATTTCAGTACTATTAGTTGGATTAGTTGGTGCTCCATTTCCATCAATAAATATGATAGATTTCTCACCAGTAAACTGGAAATCAGTACCTTCAGTTTGTAGTACTCCTGCTTTCTTAACTTTAATTAAGCTTAAGTTATCCCTATCGAAAGTCCAAGTAAAGGTTGAGGTAGAACCATTAGCTGTAAATGTTTGGCTAGGAATAGAATTAAGTCTTATAGTTGTATCATTAACAAAAGTAAAGGATGTGCTTTCAAAGTTATTAATCTTTAGTTTTATTTGGTCTCTATCTACATATGCTATATCATCTTCTATCCAAGAGAAATCTGTTGTAGAATCATCTCCAGTATATATCTTTTTACCTTGTCTTATACCAGTAGATTTCAGTTTAAATCCTAAGACACCTGAAAGACCAACAGCAAACTTCATTCTAGCTATTGTTAATCTAGCAGAATAATCAGATTGCGTCATATCTTCATCTAATTTATAATAAGTTTTAGGTAAACTAATATCATAATCATATTTATATCCAATTATAATATCACTAGCTACACTAGTCAAATCTTTTCTTGGAACCTTAAAGTAAGTACCCAATCCATCAGAGGCTCTATCAGGAGTAATTGTAAAACCTGATTCAACTAACTGACCAGTAGTAGCAGAACCTTTAATAATAAGAACTGGTGTTAAAGATGTATCATCATTATACTTTAAGTAACATTTAGTACCATCATAGACAGAAGCTGTAGCCGTAGCTCCAGATCCTCCTCCACCTGTAAATGACACTACAGCACCGTTAGTATAACCTGTACCACCATTAGCTAAGGTGATGCTTGTTACAGCTCCTCCTGTAAGCGTAGCAGTAGCTGACGCACTTGATCCTGGTGTACCTGCTGCTGGACCTGTAGTACCAGCTATAACAACTGTAGGTGGTGATGAATAACCACTACCTCCAGCAGTGATTGTTATTGATTCTATACTTTTATACGGAGAACTATCCGCTGCAGCATATAAATCTATACATGGATTAATCTTCTGACCTTTATTACTTACAATTATAGCATCATCTGGACTCTGACTTAAACTTGCTTTACTAAATGTAAACTGACTACCTTGCTTAGTAACCACTAGCATGTCATCTTCATCAACAGCTATTGATTGAACAGTACCACAAACTTGCCAATTAAACCAAGCTTCCATTAAATTCTTATCTCCATCACTATAAGTTCTGAAGAAATAAATATAACGTGAAGCTTGATCTGACATTGCTATGAATTCATTTTCTGCACTAGCAATTAATGTATCTATTGTAGATGGAACCCATTCATTTACTATTCTTCCAACGTCTAAAACTTGTGGATTTTCATCTTGACCACGAGTTTGCATTGCAAAAACTCTAGTATAACTTGGTGTTTTACTTAGAAAATTCAGATGTGTTCCTGTATCTACTGGGTTGACATTAGTATCTATTTCATAATTAGAAATTGATCTGATAGTAGTAGTTGATGGTGTCAACACTCCACTTTCAGATGTCATTATAAATTGTTGAGTTTTAGAGAATAAAACTAAACCTTGTGTAGTTGGTATAGCAGCAGTTAAATCAACTGGTCTAATAGTTGATGCTTTTAAATCAATTGGATCAGAATCTGATACTTGTTGTGCAGAGTCATGAAAGAAATTAAACTTTTCACCTGCTTGACTTAATGTAACATTATCATTTGATAAGAATCCTAATCGTCTATTATCATATACAGAAGATTGAATCTTATTACCTATAAAACTAGGTTGAGGATTAGTTACATCATCACCTACTAACCTATTAGTCCAAGTAACTTTTCTAAATGTAAATGCATTAGTACCTGTTAATACTAATTCATGAGGCATAGTAGTATCATCAACACCTACAGAAACGGAAGGATCTATAGTTTCAGCCCAGTGACCTACTCCTGATGTACCATTATCTGCTACAAATTTACGCCAATAATCATCATATACTATGTTAGCAGTATTCATTACCTTAACAGTATGCCCATTAAAGGACTCCATAGGTAATTCAGCACTACTTGCTACTTGATCTTGAAAAACTCTAATAGAAGCTCCATCTTCACCACCTGTAGCTGTTATAGTAAATGCCGCTGTATTAGATAATTGTAGTGTAGTTTTATAAACTGTTGTTGTTAAATTAGCTATACTTAATGCATCAATAGCTGTCTTTAAATCCCCTAATACATCACTATATTTATCAGTACCATTAGAAGTATGATTAACAGTTTGTCCTGCAACAACTACAGTATATGCAGTACTAATAGAAGTACCACTTAATACTAAAGTAGCTTGTTTTTTAGCTGTAAAAGAAGGTGCTGATTGTACAGCAGTTGTTATTAAATTGTTCGATATTATAGATGTATCTTGTAAATTCAATACATGGTAATTATCTCTAGCTCCTGTAAGGTAAGCTTGAGCACCACTACCATATGTCATACTACATGCAGCTCCTGTTGTGGCATTCCATACAGCTACAGTACCATTACCACTACTTGGTTTAGGTGTAATACATCCTATAAATTTATCTGTTCCTCTAGATATATAAAACCATTTAGAGGAATCGTATGTCGTACCAGTACCTAAGTTAGAAATCCACTTTAAGCCTGGTCTTTTAGTTAAACCAAACGTAGGGTCAGGATAACCATTAAGACATTCACGGACTTGCCCTGGTCTTTTCTTATCATCAGATTGTCTAGATACTCCACCGAGATAATTATCTACTCGTTGAGTTACTGTTGTCATTATCGTGCTAAGGCTTGGAATGGTTTGTAACTATTATAGAAGTTAGTTCTATCTTGTGGGTGTCCGAAGAAAGTATATTGACCTTGTTGTGTTTCATATTCTAATGCAGTAGATCTAGCAAAAGCTTCTTGTTGTTGTAGCATTTGATATTGAGTTTCATCTCCTACAATTCTACTAGATGTTATAGTAGCAGCTCTAGCAGTTATGAATTGTTGTATAGGTTCAGGTATATCTACCCAATCAAATTCCCATATAACATCACATTCTACTGTAGTATGATCTGGCCAAGTATATCTATGGTGTTGTCTATCGTATAATTTTCCGCTTCTTCTTACGGCATCAAAATCTACGTTAGCACCATTCTCTGTTAATTTTATTTGTATTATATTATTTGGTATTGCTATCTCATTCAATGTAGATTCATCAGCTGATGGTGTAAACTCATAGTGATATTCTCTATTGAAAGTCCAGCCTTCAGCCTGTACTTCCCTTGACACCTGTAATAGTGTATCGTAAGCAATCGCAACGTCTGGGTTGGTTTGATCTAGAGTGGTTACAGGAGCCTGACCACATGACGTTAGTATTTGATTTATGGCTGGTAATTCTTGAGTAGCGTTAGTGGTTGGAAAAGGCATAAGTATAAATATTTGTAATTAAAAAAAAGGGAGCCCGAAGACTCCCCATATATTGGTTAAAAGTTTAAGCTTAACCGAATGCAGCTGGCTTAGTTGCTGTTCCAGCGAACAGTTCAACAGCAGCGGCTGGGTTAAGATAGTCTGCACCCATAGCAAGACGTCCGAGGATAACATCACCTTGGTAGATGACTGATACATCCCCTGAAGTTACTTGCACTTGAGGACCAAGAGCTTCGACAACCCCTGCGGCTTCTTTCTGGAAGATGAGGCCACAAGAATTAGCAAACTTAGCAGCTTGACCATAATCATTTTCAGTAACGTTATGCTCATCTGCCATTGCATCGCCAACGAAAGATCCAGAATTACCTGGGTCAGCTACGTTAGCATCTGTTGTTCCAGCAGTTGTACCATAGATAGTACCATACTTTCCGAAGAAAGGAATGTTCATTGACTTGTAGATCTTGATACCTGCAATTTCAATGATTCCATTACCCTTCTGTAGAGAGTCACCCTGCTCATCACGATTCACTAATCCATTAGAGCCTACGGCTTGAATTAGTTCATAGTATTGACGTGGGTTAAGTACACCTACACGACCTTCAGAACTTACTCCCTTCTCATCTAGTGCAGCTGCGGCATCATAGAAAGCATTGATCAATGAAGCTGAGTTATAAGCATCAGAGAGTTGAGCATTAGTTCCAACACGGATCTGTGTACCGCCTGGTTCTACATAGTTAGCTTTGGTGATAGGAGATGCTTTACGAGCAGCCTTAGAGATTGCACGGAAGATCTTCTTATCATAATTTTCTGCAAGAGCATATCCAATCTTTTTAGATATCTCTCCACGTAGGTCATAATGCGCCAGAGTTTCATCTAATTCATAAACGAATGCACTGGAGATGAGAAGGTCATCACAAGTGATTGTCTTCTCTGCGACTGGAGGTGCGCTATCACTATTACCTAGTATACTGTTACCTGGTGTATGATATTCAGCAGTTGTGCGACCTGTATAAATGAACTGTAAAGACTTACCGTTCTTTAAGGTACGCTTCATAACTAGATCCCTAGCAATTGTATTGCGCTGGAATCCTTTGAACATCTCACCCGAAAACAGCTTGAGGTACAGGGCTCTACGGTTAGCGGTAGTTGCTATAACACCGTTATCAGCACCTGGACCTGTTAACAGGGCTGTGTTAGAGCCACTGGTAGTTTGATGTGCCATTAATCTGGATAAAATTTAAAATATATACGTCTTCAGCTGAAATTTTTTTGATCATTTTTCGTGGTCTCTCCCACCGTCTAGACGGCTAAAGGTATCCTGCGTACAGGGCTAAAGCCAATTAGTCAGAAGTCCGACACTGAGGTGCTTCTGACCGATGATAGTTTACATGTAATGTTTCTATCATTACGAAAAAGGATAGGAGTAAAAAGACCACTATCCATAATTCATTGATTTTATTCACCCAAGAGGGCTTCTTCCAAGGAGTTATAATCTACCTCCTCGTCAACACCTGGAGGTTGTTGATCGCTAGGATTAGTATCAACTTTCTCAGGTTCAGGTGAAAAGGACGTGACCATTGCACGTCCATCTGTTGATTGGTGTGACATTAGAATTTAAACTTGGCACCTATTTTTGTACCATAAGCTGTATCATTAACTTCATCTGTAAGGAAAGAAACCTCACCGTAGATGTCTAACTTCTCAGAAGCAGCAATGGATAAACCACCTTTGCCAGAGAAATCTGTGTTACCGTCAGCTCCATCAGGAGAAGTAAAAGCAGGACCACCTTGAATGTAATATCCAAGTGAACCTACATCGCCTTCATATCCAAGATGAAGATCAGTTGTTCTACCTGTAAAATTATTTCCTGTATAAGATCCGTTTGACTCAGCGTTGATATAGACGCCAGCCATTGCAGGAGTCGAAGCGAATGTAGTTGCCGCTAGGGCTAGTGCAATTTTTTTCATGTAATTAATTTAAATGTTTTTTGTGTAAGTTACACCACGATACTTTAGTCTTACTGACATAGTAATTCTCCAGTACCACAACCCCGTTCCATGCTGTGGATTCATGCGTCCTTGTAAAAGGATGAACGGACGTGATGTTTATTTTTTAGGAGGTCTTCCTTTTTTGGTACCGTAAGTACCTTTTCCTTTAGGCATATTCTTTCTCAGTTGTAGCCGCTAAATCTAGCGGGAAATTATGTGCATTTCTTTCATGCATGACTTCCATACCTAAGTTAGCACGGTTGAGTACGTCTGCCCAAGTGGGGACAACTCTACCATTGGAATCAACGACTGACTGATTGAAGTTAAAGCCGTTGAGATTGAAAGCCATAGTACTGATTCCCATGCTGGTAAGCCATACGCAAGCGACTGGGAAAACAGCAAGGAAGAAATGAAGGCTACGACTATTATTAAAGCTAGCGTATTGGAAGATAAGTCTACCAAAGTAGCCATGAGCCGCAACAATGTTATACGTCTCTTCCTCTTGACCGAATTTGTATCCATAGTTCTGAGACTCATTCTCAGTTGTCTCACGAATAAGGGAGGAAGTCACTAATGAACCATGCATAGCAGCAAACAAAGCACCACCAAACATACCAATTACCCCAGCCATGTGGAAAGGATGCATTAATATATTATGTTCTGCTTGAAAGACAAACATGAAGTTGAACGTCCCTGATATACCTAGGGGCATACCATCGGAGAAACTTCCTTGTCCAAATGGATAGACTAAGAATACCGCAAAGGCTGCTGAGACTGGAGCTGAATATGCTACACATATCCAAGGTCTCATACCTAGTCGATAACTAAGTTCCCATTGTCGTCCCATGTATGCTGCGATACCGATGAGAAAGTGGAATATAACAAGTTGATATGGTCCTCCGTTATATAACCACTCATCGAGGGTTGCAGCTTCCCAGATTGGGTAGAAGTGAAGACCGATTGCATTGCTTGATGGGACGACTGCCCCTGAGATGATGTTGTTTCCATAGAGTAGGGAGCCCGCTACGGGTTCTCGTATACCATCTATGTCAACTGGAGGAGCCGCAATGAAAGCAAGGATGAATGCTGTTGTTGCTGTTAATAGTGCAGGGATCATTAGGACACCGAACCAACCAACGTAAATGCGGTTGTCGGTACTAGTAACCCAGTCACAAAAACTCTGCCAGTTGTTAGATGGTTTTGTAATTGTTACTGTAGTTGCCATTTAAAAAATGCCAGGTATAATTTGTCCAGTTATTATGTATGAACCAAGGGCAGCCACAAAACCTAGCATAGCTAGTTGACCGTTTACACGCTCAGCGTTATCAAAATAGTCTGATTCGATTACCTGTACTTGAGGTTCGGTAGCGAATCTGTTTTGTCTGTTGCCTGGTTCAGTTGTAGTTGTCATTAATAGATAAGAATAAAAGTGCGTTTGGGAGAGGACGATCTTTCGGGTCTCCGCTACGAATTCCAGATATCTACATTCTTACTATTTTTCTTTTTCTTTTTTTTGGCTTGATGGAAAGGAGTTTTAGTAGGGTTTTTTTCTTGCCATTTTTTGTAACCTTCGCCAGTATCTTTATTACCAGCTCCTCCTCCTAGTTTCCATTTGTCGTAAGCTGTGCTCATTAGAATTTTACGTTATCAGAACGGTCTAGTTTTTCAATTACGTCTTGTCTATAAGCAGGATCTTCATCGTAACGAGGATCACTCATAGCTGCGACTAGTTCTTGTTGACTTCTAAAGGTATCCTTAGAAGTTGTAGGTGGTTTACCTGAATACATCTTTCCTTCGTAGCCGTTTGCATCTTGATACTGAGCTTTCAGTCCTGCAACTGCTAACTTAATAGCACCTACATTACCTGTTGCAACTAGATTATTAAAAGAATCTATGTCACCTTGTTCATAATTTTCTCTAGCCCATTGAACAATCTTACCATACTCAGCTTCACCTCCAGCTGCATTCTGAACAATATTAACATCTTTTTGTGTTAATTCAGGTGCAGCTTCTGTCTGTTGTTGAGTATCTTTACCTTTAATACTTTGAAGATAAGCACTAACTAATTCAGTGCTGCTCATCTCAGCAAACTTATCTATAGTTTCTTGTGAAAGACTATTATCATTATCATAATATTCTTTACTTGCAGATTCTAAGAGGGTAGTGACCGCAGAATCTTCCGAAGTTTCTTTCTCTTCTTCTGATACTTTGTCGGATTCTTGAACCTCAGTCTCGTCAACTGTTTCGCTATCTTTATTACCTTGCTCTCCGAGTTTTCTTTCGAGTTCTCCATAAGCTTTTTCTAATTCTTCTGCATTTTTATATTTACCAGCAAGTAAACCTTCTTGCTGTTCTTGCAGAGCTTCACCAACTTCTAGGGACTCTTGTTCATCAGGGGTTAAACTATTCTCCGTGGTAACTGTATCAGTACCAGGATCATATGTCATTGTTTCTGCCATACTATTCTTGTGGTGGTTGTTGTTCTTCAGGTGGCTGATTCATAGCATCCATAGCTGCATTCTTAGATGGATCTAACATTGGTGATCCTGCTAGTTGACCAGCTTGATCAGTTAATGATTGCATCTGTTGAGCTTGCATTGCTTGTTGCTGTTCTTGAGCCATCTGTTCTTCTGTCTTAACAA